ACTTTAGCGGGCGATACCACGCTCTCGGTGGTGCTCGTGCCCGCCTGCCACACGGCCTCTGTTTGGGTCACCAGCGTGTACTTGGCGTCTATCTGTGTCTGTATGGGGGACGTAACTCCGTCAACGAAGTTCAACTCCGCCGTCGTCGCCGTGACGCCGTCGAGGATGTTGAGCTCCGCCGCCGTCGCCGTGACGCCGTCGAGGATGTTGAGCTCCGCCGTCGTCGCCGTTACACCGTCGAGTATGTTCAGCTCCGCGGTCGTAACGGCGCTGACCGATAATTTGCCGTTGGTGTCGGTGACTGCCACGCGGTTTATGGCGAGGTCGGTATCCACGACGGTCGTGGCGGCACCCGTAATCGTTGCTTGCTTGGCGGCGATCTGCGGTTGGATTGCGCTAGTCACACCGGCAACGAAGTTGAGCTCCGCCGTGCTCGCCGTGACGCCGTCCAGCAGATTCAGCTCCGCCGTCGTGGCCGTGACGCCGTCGAGGATGTTTATCTCTGCGGCCGAGGCCGTGATGCCCGCCAACGACAAGTCAGGGATAAACGTCGCCGTCAGGTCTGCGACCGCCGCACCGGTGCCTGCACCGTCAGCGTAAACAATCGCTCCGGCACCTGCAGGAATTGTCACGTCACCGCCCGACCCTTGAGTCATAATGACGGACTGCGCAGTCGCGTTGCGGATGAGGTACGTCTTCTCGGCGTCGTTCGGGGCGACCGTGACGGTGTTTGTGCCGCTGGGAGTTCCGCCAAATACGATCAGGGTATACTGCCCATCAGACAACGCCCCATTCAGCGTGGTCAGGGTATGCGTCGTCCCTGAAAGAGCGATAGCCCCTACGCCATTGGTCAGGCGGTCAATAATCTGCATGTTGGTGTTTACGGTGTCGCCCCAGACGCCGTCTTGCTCGCCGTCTGCGGGCAGTTCGATCCCGCCGTTGCTCGTAAATAAACTGGGCATTGTTCGTCCTTACGCTGCGATGGGGGTCCAGATGTCACCCGCGCCGGGGTTCACCTCAGTCCAGTCTGTTATATCAGGAGTGGTGACATCCGTCCAGTCGTTGCCGGGATCGGGTCTAATCGGCCCCCACACGATAACTTGCCCTGTGCGGCCTGTGGCAGAGATACCGGTTACGATCGCGATAGCGCCTGCCGCTGCTTGCGCTACGCCTACCGCGCCGCTGGCCGCCACACCCGTGATGAGGACCTCTGTTACCGGCGTGGCGGCCGTCGTGCCAACGGCACCTGTGGCTGCCACGCCTGTGGCTACAGCAAGCGCGTCGCCCGTGACGGCGACAGTTCCCGCGGCACCTGTGGCGCCTACGCCGGTCACTGTTGTTCCCGCTATGGCCTCGACATCACCCACGGCACCGGTGGCGGCTACGCCTATCGCTACGGCGAGTCCGTCGGCTGTGGCGATAACGGTGCCCACGACGCCTGTGGCAGCTACGCCCGTAGTAGAGACCACAACATCCGGAACCACCGAGATCGCCTGCCCCACCGCGCCGGTGGCAGAGACGCCGGATAGGACCACTGTTACGTCGGGAGTGATGACCGCGGGGGCGCCGACGGCTCCCGATGCACTGATACCGGAAACAACCACGACTGCGTCCGGTGTCTCCACCGCTACCGCACCCACGGCGCCTGCAGCGGCTACGCCGCTTACAGCGACCGCTACGTCCGGGACGACGGATTGCCCGACGGCACCCGTGACGGCTACGCCGGTAACAAGCACCGTTACGTCCGGAGATGCTACCGCCCCATCATCTCCGAGAGGCGCAGAGGCTAATGGGGAAAAACCAAGCATGTGTTACCTCAAGGTTTAGTGGGCCACTCGACAGTGTAGGGGAAGCCAACCTGTGCAGTAATATCACGAAGTGCTTGGCGGTAGGCAGCCATCTTAGGTGACATCGTATTGTCACTCATAGCCATCCAGTCGGTCTGTTGCAGCAGGCTGTCACGTTGCGCCCTAGTGGACGTTGCTAGGTCATTGGTACGCTGGATGACATCATCTGGCATTGCATCAGTTACAGCCCAGACCTGCGTCCAGACGCCTTCCGTGAGGGATGGTGTGCCTTCGGTTAGGTTCTGCGTGATATTGTCATACAGGGGCCGATCTGTCGCTGTGACAGAAAACACATTGTAGGACGCCAGCAGTGTGTCAGTCGGGTTCTTGGGGAACGAGACTTGCGGGTTGTCTTTCCGAAGCTGGCCGATTGAGTAGGGGTATGTCTCGGCAGTTCCGTTGGGGGCAAGAATTTGCATCTGTTACTCCAGTTGTGACTTGATAACGTCCAGCATGATTTGAGCTTTGCGTTGCTCAAGGGTGGATGACGCCAGTAGCGCCTCAAGATTAGACTTAAACTCCTGCAACTCAGGGTCATCCCCAATGCGCTCAATGGCGAGACTGAAGTTGGTGATGTTGACCTGATACTCCGTGACCTCTTTGATGCGGGCATCGAGAGCGGATGTTAGGATTTCGTGGTGGTAAGTGTTCATTGTTATATCTCCGTAAAGGCTACGCCAGTGCCAACGCCTGTAGGCAAAGTGCTTGGGTTGGCAAACTTAGCGCCGAAGCCTGATGCCGACCATGGGTAGGCCGAGATGAACGGGCTATCGGAGTGAGCTACTGCGATAGCGTCTCCCGAAGGACTGAAAGATACGCCACGGCCATTGCTTGTAGGCAAAGTGCTTGGGTTGGCAAACTTAGTGCCAAAGCCTGATGCCGACCATGGGTAGGCAGTTACAAAAGGGCTACTGAAGTGAGCTACTGCGATAGCGTCTCCCGAAGGACTGAAAGATACGCCACCTCCAGTGCTTGCGGGCAAAGTGCTTGGGTTGGCAAACTTAGTGCCAAAGCCTGATGCCGACCATGGGTAGGCAGTTACAAAAGGGGAAAGATCGTGAGCTACTGCGATAGCGTCTCCCGAAGGACTGAAAGATACGCCACGGCCATTGCTTGTAGGCAAAGTGCTTGGGTTGGCAAACTTAGTGCCAAAGCCTGATGCCGACCATGGGTAGGCAGTTACAAAAGGGCTACTGAAGTGAGCTACTGCGATAGCGTCTCCCGAAGGACTGAAAGACACTTTAAAGCCACTGCTTGACGGTCGTGTAGCTGGGTTGGCAAACTTAGTGCCAAAGCCTGATGCCGACCATGGGTAGGCCGAGATGAACGGGCTCTCGGAGTGAGCTATTGCGACAGCGTCTCCCGAAGGACTGAAAGATACGCCTTCGCCGGTGCCTGTAGGCAAAGTGCTTGGGTTGGCAAACTTAGCGCCGAAGCCTGAGGCCGACCATGGGTAGGCCGAGATGAACGGGCTACTGCCGTGAGCTATTGCGACAGCGTCTCCCGAAGGACTGAAAGATACGCCTTCGCCGGTGCTTGGCGGTAGTGTAGCTGGGTTGGCAAACTTAGCGCCGAAGCCTGAGGCCGACCATGGGTAGGCCGAGATGAACGGGCTACTGACGTGAGCTACTGCTATAAACTGCTGCTTGGCCCCACCAGCCCCGCCAGCCCCGATAACCTTAGACCACAGCATTACGAACCATCCCCCACAAGTGCGCCGTAAAGCGTTGTGGATACCTTCCACAGTGCAATGACCGTATTGCCAGTTGTGGCAAGCGTAGGGGCAGCGCCAGCGTTGTTGACCCAAGTGATCGCAGGCCATGTGATTGCGTAGGCCGTGCCGTCGTCAATCATCAGCGTAATGGCTTCACCTGCGGCGATGTTGTCCGTGAGTGACGTGATTGAGCCTGTTAAAGTAACCGTCTGGATGGAGCCGTTGGCAGGTTCTAATTCCGTAGTCACAACGCCCGTGGTTGCAGTCCAAGCGTATACTTCTTCGACAACAGTGCCTTCAAGGATTGGCGCCACCAAAGTCTTGTTGGTCAGGGTAAATACACCATCGGCTGTAACCTCACCGGGTTCGCCTTGTGGACCTTGGGGGCCTGTCTCGCCTTGGATACCCTGAATACCTTGGATACCCTGTTCACCTTGCGGCCCTGTAGGTCCAGTTTCACCCTGAATACCTTGGATACCTTGGACGCCCTGCGGTCCTACAATGCCCCCGTACGGACGGACACTCCAAGCATCGACACCATTACCAAGCTTGAATTGATCGGTGTCAGTCTCTAGGCCAATCTCGCCAGATGCCAGAATAGGGTTTGCACTAGTCCAGTTAGCGGCAAGGTCACGTCTAATTTGAATGATACTAGCCATTAGCGTCACCACCTTCTATAGTTTGAGCTGCGGTATAAATCGTCGAGGATGCTCCCCCATCTACGTCACCTGCTGCACCACCACTAATAGGCGCACCACCAATCGTTAGGGGGGCACCTGTAGTAGAGATGTCATTCGTCTGATGATTGATGGTGATTGCCATTTATACAGCCTCCGAGCCGTTCATGTCTTCCTGCGTCATGACCCAAGCGTAGCACTTATCGAGGAAGTTAGCGCCTGTGCCAGCTTCAACTACAGCAAGATCAGCATGGTAACGACGGAAATCTACTTCGCGGGTGTCGTCATCAGGTGTGCCAGTGGCGTATCCTGCAACGTCAATCATCACAGTGAACTTTGGGCCATCGCCAGAGCGCATACGGGAGATAGCTGCTGTAGCAATACGGAAGTAAGCACCAGCGAAAGGTGTGCCATATTGGCTTGTAGATAGGTCTAGTTGAATAGCCATTAGTACGTTACCTCCGAGGTGTGAATGGTGGCAACCCACCGAATGTTAGTGGCTGCTGCACCTGTGACAGTGATAGCAAGGCCACCGTTAGTTACATCAGCAGTGAGAGCCATGCCCCAAGCTGGTGTGTTGTCGAGAACTGTCGTGGCACTGTTGACCAGCACCGTGGTCCCTGCGGAACCTTCCCTGCGGATCAGACCTTCGATCTTCCATGCTGCCGATGCTGTGCCTTGTGAGGCTTGCTGACGGGCTACAATGGTGCCGTGGAAGGCGTAGGCAGAGTTGTCGGGTAGGATGATTTGGTTGGTGGTGGATGCAGCATTAGTTCCCCCATTTGTCACCAAAGAAGAAGAGGTCGCATCTGTCGTATTTAAAGCAAGAACGTAATACCCACCTTGGGATGTCCCAACACCAAAGGATGTAAATACCCCATATGCGTATTTTCCGATCACGTCTGCGCTTGCCCTGTGTCCAAAAGCATAAGCATAATCTTTGGTGGCCGCAGACGAATAACCGCCAAGCACTACGCTATAAAAGGAGGTTGACTCACTGTTACGACCGTAAGCAAAAGACCAAGCGCTAGTAGCCTTCGCAGATTGCCCAATAGCCACCGAGTTAGCCCCAGCAGCACCATAGCTTGAGGTGTTGTTGGAAATAGCTGCTGCGAAGGAGTCTGTTCCAGACGCGCGGGAGCCGCCCAGAGCCATTGCGCCTTGTCCAGCGGCTTGGGCAGCCAATAAACCGCTGTTAGAGCCAATTGCTGTCGCGCCATTTTGCGTTGCAGACCCCAGTATTCCTACCGAGTTCGATCCCGATGAGACGCTTCCATTTACAGCAAAACTAGAAGAACCGCTGGCTGTTGCATAAGCCCCTAACGCCACACTTCTCAGGCCTGATGCCGTAGAGTTTCGGCCAATAACGAACGCATCAACCCCTGTGGCGATTGGTAGTGTGCCAGAAACATAGTTCTCAGCATACAACTCAAGAACAGGCGGAATGTCATCAGCCGTAGCACTAACGTACACCACCGCAGAGCCTGTCAGGTTCAGCAAAGACCCCGTGGAACTCTCGCTCAGCGTCCGCGTCAAGGTTCCGGTGGAATAGGTGCCCGTGCCGATCTCCCAAGCTATACCGTCCTCGATGACGTAGCGAACCACATCAGAGTTTACCACACCAGCATCAGCAAAGGTCTGATAACCTGCCTCAGCAGTGCCAAGGGTGATCGTACCAGTGCCAGTGGTGGCAGTTGATACTTTGGCTCTGTTGACGAGAGTTACCATGGTTTATGCAACCCGTAAAATGGCGTTTGTTGCATCCGCCGTGGGGAACTGGATGGTGAACGTACCGGCCGTCGAGGTCTTGTCTG